AATTGCGAAATTACAGTCAATAGTTGGTGTATTAGTAGGTGTACTAGTTAAAGTTAATGTTGGTGTGTTTGTTGGTGTTTCCGTAGGTGTTAACGTAGGTGTTAGCGTAGGTGTTAATGTTGGTGTATTAGTTGCGGTTAATGTAGGTGTGTTTGTAGGTGTGTTTGTTGGTGTTTCCGTAGGTGTACTTGTCAACGTTAATGTAGGTGTATTCGTAGGTGTTAACGTTGGTGTCGGAGTTGGTGTTGGTGTTGCAGTATTAACAACGTATTGAATTGCAAAATTACAATCAATAGTTGGGGTATTAGTAGGTGTGCTTGTCAACGTTAATGTAGGCGTATTCGTAGGTGTTTCAGTCGGGGTTAACGTAGGTGTTTCAGTAGGTGTTGATGTTGGCGTCTCTGTAGGTGTGCTTGTCAACGTTAATGTAGGCGTATTCGTAGGTGTTAATGTAGGTGTAGGTGTAGGTGTTGGTGTTGCAGTATTAACAACGTATTGAATGCTAAAGTCACAATCAATTGTTGCTGTAGGTGTTAACGTAGGTGTGTTTGTCGGTGTTTCTGTTAATGTAGGTGTAGGTGTCGCTGTCGGTGTTTCTGTTAATGTTGGTGTAGGTGTTGCTGTTGGGGTCTCTGTAGGTGTATTAGTTGGTGTTTGTGTTGGGATTGGTGTAGGTAAAATATAAGTAATGTCCGAATTACAACTATCGTTATATAAAATTATTGTTGTAATAGAATCTGGCATCGACACTAAAACTCCTGGACTAGTCGTTAAATCACTATATGATAAATTCGTAGCAGGATTACTATTTGAAAATAAAGTTGCAATATTAGAAACATTTACACTATCATAATATACCGTATACGGTCCTTGTGAAGTGCCTCCTGTTATTAATATGTGATATTTTTTTGCCATTTTTTATTCTATATTAAGGACATATGTTTTGTATTGCTGTTATTATGTTTGCCCCACTAAATCCACTATATGTTGCACCATTTGTACCAGTTGCCAAGTCATATAATACGTTATTAGGTGCCGTTGTCATTAATAACACTTTAATATTTTGATTATACAATGGTGTTATTAAACTATTAACATATGTAACATCGGTAGCACTGTAAGCGTCATCGTCACCACCTGGTTGAGCGTCTGTAATTAAAATTATTAATTTAGATACATTACTTCTAAATGTGCCGGCAAAATATTCATACCCCGATTTATCACTTGTTGCAACTAAATCAACACCCATATCACTAGGTTCGGGAGAACCTCCCCCAGAACCAATACTAAATGTTCCATTGTTTATTTTATTTAATTGAGTAGTAAATGACGAAATATTATTTGTACTCATTTTTTCCATTGCAGTAATTACTTGTTTTCTATTTGCTACGGAATTTATATTAATATATTTTTGACCACTAGGTAATGATGAATAACCTGAATCATTATTGTAGTTTGGATTACTGCTCGCACCATATTCATCAAAAATAACCAATCCTAATCTGTAATTATTATTAGATTCTGTTTGAATTGTACTTGCAATTGATGCAATTGATGATTTAACTCCATTAATAGCGCTACCCATACTTCCTGTATAATCAACTAAGAATACCACATCCATACCTGAAGAACACGGTGCACCTTCACCTGGTGTTTCATCAATCATTTCAGTGAATGATGCCTCAAATGTACAATCTAATGTAGGCGTTGGGGTAGACGTTAATGTTAATGTAGGTGTATTAGTTGGTGTTGCAGTTAATGTTGGTGTTAACGTTTGAGTTGATGTAGGCGTAGGTGTTGGGTCGTTAACAATATATTGAATCGCGAAATCACAATCAATTGTTGGCGTAGGCGTTAGTGTCGGAGTGTTAGTTGGTGTTTCAGTAGGTGTCTCTGTTGGCGTTAACGTAGGAGTACTAGTTGGTGTTTCAGTCGGTGTCTCTGTTGGAGTTAACGTTGGTGTATTAGTTGGTGTAGATGTTGGAGTCGGTGTTGGGGTATTAACAATTACATTAAAATCAAAAGTACAATCAACAGTTACTGTAGGTGTATTAGTTGGGGTTAATGTAGGTGTTTCAGTAGGTGTTGATGTTGGCGTCTCTGTAGGTGTATTAGTCGGTGTTTCTGTTAATGTTGGTGTAGGTGTAGGTGTTGGGTCATTAACAATATATTGTATACTAAAGTCACAATCAACAGTCGGTGTAGGTGTTAACGTTGGCGTATTAGTAGGTGTCTCTGTTGGTGTCTCTGTTGGTGTCTCTGTTGGTGTGTTAGTTGGCGTTTCAGTCGGTGTCTCTGTTGGAGTTAACGTTGGTGTATTAGTTGGGGTGCTAGTTGGTGTAGGTGTTGGTGTGTTAACAATTACATCGAAATCAAAAGCACAATCTACAGTAGCCGTTGGGGTTAACGTAGGTGTATTTGTTGGAGTTTCAGTTAAAGTTGGTGTAGGTGTAGGCGTTGGTGTATTAACAACGTATTGAATTGCGAAATCACAATCAACAGTCGGTGTTGGTGTTAATGTAGGTGTCTCTGTCGGTGTTAATGTAGGCGTCTCTGTCGGTGTTAATGTAGGCGTCTCTGTCGGTGTTAATGTAGGTGTCTCTGTTGGTGTTAAAGTCGGAGTATTGGTCGGAGTGCTAGTTGGTGTTTCAGTTGGTGTTAACGTTGGAGTATTAGTTGGGGTGCTAGTCGGTGTAGGTGTTGGTGTGTTAACAATTACATCAAAATCAAAATTACAATCAACGGTTGCCGTTGGAGTATTAGTTGGGGTTTGTGTAGGTGTTGTTGTTAAGGTTTGTGTAGGTGTTGGTGTTGGAGTATTTACAACATATTGAATACTAAAGTCACACTCAATTGTTGCCGTAGGTGTTAACGTAGGTGTTTGAGTTGGTGTCTCTGTAGGTGTACTAGTCAACGTTAATGTTGGGGTATTCGTAGGCGTTTCTGTTAACGTCGGAGTTTGAGTTAAAGTTTGAGTTGGTGTAGGCGTTGGTGTATTAACAACGTATTGAATTGCGAAATCACAATCAACAGTCGCTGTTGGTGTTAATGTTGGGGTATTGGTTGGTGTAGACGTTAACGTTAACGTAGGCGTATTAGTTGGTGTTAATGTTTGTGTTGATGTAGGTGTTGGTGTTGGAGTATTTACAACATATTGAATACTAAAATCACACTCAATTGTTGCCGTAGGTGTTTGTGTAGCGGTTAAGGTTAACGTTGGTGTATTTGTTGGTGTTAAAGTTGGTGTTAAAGTAGGTGTAGACGTTGGTGTAGACGTTAACGTTAACGTAGGCGTATTAGTTGGTGTACTAGTTACAGTTTGTGTTGGTGTATTTGTAACACCTAGTGTAGGTGTATTAGTTGGTGTACTAGTTGGTGTGCTAGTTAAAGTTTGAGTAGGCGTACTTGTTGGTGTACTTGTTGGCGTCTTTGTTGGTGTTACCGTAGGTGTTAATGTAGGTGTAGGTGTAGGTGTTCTTGTTTGTGCAACATACACTTCACCACATTCAACAACTGGTGTGTTATCACAATCCTCAATACCCATTTCTCTAGGGAAATAGTTTGTGTTAGAACCATTTACATATAATTGTTCTAAATCAAAGTTTAATGAAACAAATTTATTTTGTGTGAATGATAATAAGATTTGTTTGTTATTGTCACCATTAAAAAGAACCACATCACCTGTACCGTTCCAGTTCAAGTGATAGAATATACTTCTTGAGCAATAATCTAATTCAACAGTTTCAACTTCAATTGGGAAACCAAGCTGATCTAATAACATATCCCCAGCGTATCCGTCATAATATGATGCATTAACATCACAACAAGGTTCTTCTGGTGGTGTTTCTTTTAATAATAAATCTTCTGGAAACGCACTTGTGAAATTACCATCACGCAAAATTCTTAATTCTGTTGTTGGTAAAACTTCAAATTGGTTGTTAATTAAATGCTTCTTAACTGAACCCAAACAATCTTTATTTGTTATTTGAATTAGTTTATATGTAAAACTAAATGAGTATCCATTTGTTGCCACGTTTCTAAAATCTGTTGTGGCAAATGGGCATGGATTAAAATCTGCGGATAATATATAATCACCGGGTCTTATATTTTCTATTTCAGTTTTAATCAAGGTACCAGCGGTAATCGCAGCGTCAACTGCTGATTTATCTGAAACATTTATCAAACCAGTTGCACCTGATAACACAATTGACCCGTGCTTAATACCATAATTAAATGTTTCGCGATATTGAACTTTTGGTTGTATTGTGTAACCAGTGTAGTTGTCACAAAAAGTAACACCTGACATTGTTGATAAAACTAAAGCGTCTTTTGTACCAATTAACTCAAAGAATTGTGTATGTGATCTACCATATCCTAGTGGATATGGATCGTGCTCTACTTTAAGTTGTAGACCTTCAATTTTTATTTTTTGTTCGCAGTTTGCTGCGTCTGTAAATAATAATTCAATTGGATTACCATCAATATCCCCATCTTCGTAAACGTCTGGTATGATAAACATACATGGCTCACCAATAATTTGTTGAATTTCTAAACCACTAATATTCTCGTTGAAATTCTCGGCATTTTCTCCGCAATCATAAAATATGTTAACCGGCCAAGAAGTTACATCGTCTTGATTTCTAGTGGCTCCGCTAATTGTAATGTAAACATCACTTTTAAGTCGACAATCTTCGGTACCTTCTTCATATATGTCGCAAGGTGTTGAAACATAAACTTGCATGCATGGTGGCTCTTCATATAAAAATTCTGAAGAGAAGAAGAAATCAATTTGTTTTGTACAAACACCATCAGCGTTTTTTTGTGAAAAGAATTTAACTTTTTCAATACCGTCAGTGTCAACAAAAAACTCATGAGATAATATTGGTAAATCAACATTACATGTTGCTCCTGATGTAATTGCACTATATGGTATATAATCAGTTATACATCCTGCACTATCTCTTGTGTGTGTTGTATTAATCTGGTCAATTAAATCTGATAAAGCATTTTTCCAAGAAACTTTTATGGTCGAAATATCTAAACCAATCCATTCTTTAAAGTCACAAATAAGTGGAGCATAAGATGTTCCAGACACAAATGAAGTGCAACCAGTTTTTGGTGTGAATTGATCAAATAGTGTGGTACCGGTTAAATTAACTTTAGTGTCTCCAGTATATTCTACTCCGTCAACGTCAACAATTAAATGGTATGTTACCCCCGTAAGTTTTAATAAACCTCTTAAATTTGATTCAGTACCGATTAAAGTTTCTAAATCCTCTTCAATAGCTGTTTCAAATTCAGGATATAAATTATCAACAAACTCTGTTGGGGTACATGGTTTAACGTATTGATATTTTGGTCTACCGAAAACATTATTCTCTGTTAAGTTACCACCTAACCATAAAGTTGTTGCTGGAATAATTTGATTTAAGATGTTAGGCCAATAAGGACCCATCTTGTCAACAAATTCATAAACACTAACAAAATCGTATGATGTAAAACCAGAATGTGAAATGTATTCACGATAGATTTCTTCTAATGCGATGTAATTCTTTTTGTATTTTATTACATGAGAATTTCTAATATGATTTTTTAATACGTTATCAAGATACTCAGCAAAACTAATCTCGGTTTGAACATCTAGTGTGCCAAAAGATAATGTTAAGTTTTGTGATTTTCTCCAAATATCATAATCAATTGCTTTTGAAGATGATACGAAAACGTTTATATTTTTTCTATTTAATATTAAATTAGTTGCATCTAAATCGTCGACTATTTGTCCTTTAACATTATCAATACTACTTCTTAATTCATAACCGTAATCTAATCCTGGTAATGTTCTATAATAATTGTAGAAGTCCTCACCATATGTGAATTCTCTAGATTTGGTTTTTAATGTTTTAGTTCTACCTGTTGTAATTGAATTAGCTTCATCTAAAACATCATATGATCTATGGTCTAATGTTTCCTCATACCAACCAGAACCCATTTGGAAGAACACGTTCTCATCATTTGTTGTTGGTGATATTGGTAACCCAGTATTTTCATCAACAGGGAAATCGGTTCTAGAACTAAATGATGTTGATGCCGTTTCTTCAACAATGTCATATGTGTAACCAGTAGTGTTAAAGGTTAACGTTTTATTGACTTTGTTGCCTTGCATAACATCAAAGATATCTTGCTCAATTGTTGAACTAGGTAAACTTGATTCAACGTTATAAACGAACTCATCAATTTTTACCATTTGTGGTGGTGCACCTATAAACCTTAAAAAGAAATCTAAACTACTTCTAGTACCTTTAGATTTATAGATATGTGCTAGGTTAACAACAATTCTTCTATAAAATTCAAGTTCTGCTTCAACTAAGTTTTTACCTATTGAAACCCCGTCGTATGTTTGAATTGAAGCGTTATATATTTGATCTTGTAATGTTTTCTCATCAAACATATTAATTGTATTAAAACCTAACGTGTTTGCTAAGTTTTTTAAGAATACATCTGGTATGTTATTGATGGTATCATAACTAACATTACGCATGTATGCAATGTTGTCAATATATTTTTTAACCTTATCAAAATTTTGACCATATAATTGGAAAATTTTATTGGTTTTTTGGTCATCTGTATCAAATTCAAATAATTGTGGTGATGATAGAAATCTAATTATTAAATCAGATTTGTACTCATCTACCTCAATCGCAATTGAGTTAACAGTGTCAATATAGTTTTGGTATTCTAAACCAACAATTCTAATATTCCAACCGTCTTTAGATACTGGCCAATTAACTTCAACTGGAATAATTTCGGTTTTTGTTCCGCCGGAAGTATCTCTAGGTATTTGAAACGTTGTCTTATATATTGGTAGTGTTTCTCTATTTAAAATTGTTTGTTCTAAATCGTCTAACCCTATATAAAACTCTTCGACAACGCCATTATTTGGGCGAATTAAATATGAACTTGTATATGTTGAACCAGTAAATGGCTTACCAATAACTTCGAACCCAACAACATTATTAACATCTGGCTCCGTATATTTTGTTACAGTATAAGTTGTGTTGTTAACATCAACGGCATATTTTTTATATGCTGAATATAAATTTCTTATACTATTTGTCGTTTCTCCAGTAACAACAACTGTCGGTTCAACCAAAACAACATCTAATGGGTTATACATTAATGATGTTTGTAATGTAAACGTAGTTCTATTTGTAATTATATTGTAAACAATATTTTCAGCGGTGTTTTTGTTAACACCAACAGGTGATGTACTATCTGCTAAAAGTGCTGCTGGGAAATTATTAATAATCCTAGCTGTTGAAACTCTAAATCTTTCTCTTAATGAACCATATAATGATTTTCCGGCATCTGCTTTAGAATCATTAAATTTGATTGGTCTTTTTTCACCTGTTGACTGTGTAACAGTTGTTGGTGATTCTGTTTCAATTTTTAAATCTTCTAATGTTAAAAAATCCGAAAACGGCGCAGTTTTAAACGATTTTGAATCTTTTTCTGGTATGATTTTATCTAAAGCAAAATTGGTATTGGTCAATTGACTAGTTCCATCGGTAATTTGACTACCGATAATACTGTCGGAAAATGTTTGATTTCCGCTCGTTGCTTGACTTGGTACCTTATATTTTGCCATTATTCTGTAATATCATCAAAGTTTAAAGATTCATCAATAGTTGTTCTCTCTTCACGAACTTCATATAATGTTTCATTAAATTCGTCTTTAACTTCGTAAAGATTAAATTGTTTGTATATATTATTTTCTTTATTGTATATGCTGTATATACCACTATTAATTGCTTTAGTTTGATTACCATAAAGAGCAAGTGCTAATGTCGATGCATCATGTTCAACCATTTCAACCTCAATTGTTGTTGGGTTAAAGTATGTATTTGTAATGATTATTTCTTGGTTTGGCTGACCAATAAAAGGTATTGTATTCGGTCTGTTTGCTGGAGACGATGATGGTGTCACCGTCAAAAACATTAAATTACTAGCAGAATCAATGTATCTATAACGAATCGCTTTTTGTGACGAGTTTGTTAAATTAGATGTGATTGGCTCACAATAAAATGAAGAAGTCACTATTCGGTAAAAATTAGGAACTTTTTTGTGATTAGCATCTAGATATTCAATTCTGTGACCAATTAGACCTTGAGGTGTGAACTTGTTTCTATCCTCTGTTTCAATATTACCTAAATCTACAATAATACCTCTAACTGATGGTAATGACGCTAAAACCCCACAATCAGCTATTAATGTTCTAATTTGTTTAGGTCTAATATGTAATGTATATATTCCAATATCTGTGAAATCTGATGATTCTAATTTTAGATTGTACATACCACCTAAAACTTCAACACCATTTGAAGCACCTGTACTATCATTATGATATACTGGAGTTAAAATATCTGTTGCAGATAATTTTTTCAAGATTGGGGTGGAATCTGTCGACCTTGTCGCCGCATAATGGTAGATGATTTCAACATCTTCTGGTGATGCGTCTGCTGGTCTAACTATTCCGTATGATCCTACTGCCATGTGTTTTAATAATAAATATAATTTTTATTGTTTTCTTACTGTAAAAAATCCATTTCCATACACTTCTAACTCACCTAAACTGTCAACTTCACCTAATCTTAAGTTATATTCGCAAACACCCTGCTTTCCTCTTTCAACAAAAATGTCAGAATATATCACAGGATCATCAATAAACCCTAAAAAATGTTCATTTCTGGTTAACATTGCGTTTATTGTTGATTCTATTTGAAATGACGCCGTGTTCCCAGAAATATATGTAGAACCATCAGATAAATCTTTATATTGTAATCCATCTAATGTGTATCCTGTATATGCGTATGTTTCACCTTCAACTGTTGTTGTTCCGGTTGTAATTCCACTGTATGAATTTCCTGAACCATATAATTTTAATTCGTCTACTCTACTAGTTCCAACACCTAAGAAAGTGGTGGTACCCGTATGTCCGGTAGCATAATCATAATCGTTCAAATAATCTTGTGTAACTCCAGTAATGCTTGTATATGGTACATCAAACGTTAGTGTTCCTAATGCATTTGTGCCGGTATACCCGCTAACCAAAGGTACCTGTATTGTTTTTTCAACCTCTTGAACACCCCAGGGGCTATCCATTGTTATTGTTATTGTTTTTTCACCGCTACTAGTATATGTGTGTGATGTATTTGATAGTAATGTAAATCCGGTTAACAATGCACCGTCACCCCAATCAACTGTAAATTCGGCTTCAACAAGTTTTTTTAACCTATTTGTGCTTCCGGTATTATAAACTGTAATTGCATTACCATTTCCAGAATAAGTAAAATTGCATAGCTGTTCAATTTGTTCTAATTCGCCATCAAATTCCACCATTACCCCCATCTCGTCCAAATCTGCCTCTAAAAATATTGGCACATTGAATGTTTTTCCGGTATTTTGTAATATTTGAAATTGATTTTTATTCATTTATTCTGGTATTTCATAAAAATTTATTGGTGTTGTTCTTAAACCCTTTCTAGATCCAGTTGAACCATCATACTCATAAATAACATATGAATGATTTGTCATATCTGTTTGCACTTCATAATACAAGTCATCATCTTGATTTAATTCTGATCCAATAATATTTTTATTGGAAAAACTTAAAATTGAACCATCCTCAGCATTAAAAAATCTAGCTGAAATGTAAAAAGTGTCACCAGAATAAACGGAATTATCTTGGAACCAAAAGAAGTACATGTTTTCACTATTCCTGTAATTGTTACCAGTAAAAACTGGAACATGGATATAGTCACCTAAAGAGGTATAGAATACTTTTTGACCTAATGGTAATGATAATGTTTTGGCAAATATTAATTTTTGTGTTTCCTTTTTTGGTGTGCTATAAAATTCTATTCTGAAGAAACTCTTAACAGTATGTGCTAATAACATAGCATTCTCTTCTGGAGATATACCAACTAGATTATAATCTAAACCATTTGAATACCCATTATTAGCGTCTAAAAAATAAAAGTAAAACCAAATATCGCTTTGATTGATTCCTGAATTTAAATATGGTTCATGTATGTATCTGGTCGTTTCGTAGTTATCAACTTGATTGATAATTTTTTTCATCGTTTCTTTTTCATAACTAGCAAAGTTTTCTTCCCAACCAGCATTAGTTTTGAAATCAACGGATTGTGGAATGTTTAAATAAAAATCATCAGTTGTTTTTAAAATTTTCATTAACAGATAGTTTTCTTTTTACCAAACGCTCTAATGCCATTTGTTTTATTTAAATATTCCTTCTCATTTCTCATATAGAAATTAATATCTTGCATAACATAATGTTGACCATTAACAAATGGAAAATTTGTTCCGTTACCTTCGTCATCGATATATCCGTGGTCATAAACGTCTCTCCATTTCCAAATACCTTCTTTTGGAAAATATTGTACGTTATCTGGTAAATCATATATATTATCCGTATTTGAAGTTTCAATATATGGCGAAAGTTGTCTTAATTTAATTCTATAATGTGGTTGATAATATAACCCCATTTTATTTTGTGCGCTATTACCCACATAATAAACAGAATCATCTTGATTAAAGTCGAATATTGAAACTGGGTTAGTGATTTTATGTAAAGATTCACTAATAATTCTTTCTTTTAAATTAACTGGGTCATATTCCACAAAAGCACCAATTAATACAGTGCCTTTTGGTAATGTTGTTCCACTACTAAATGTATAAGTGTCTGATCCTTGAGTTCTTGTAAATGTTTGACCAGACATTCCGGTTTCATTAGATGTTGATCCGCTGAAGTGTTCATCAACCCATGAATTATGTAAGTGAAACTTATATCCCACTTTTGGTGGGTATTCAAAATATCCAGAGCCATTTTTAAAAACAACAGACAAGTAAACTTCGCTTGGTGTAAAATCTAAATTGTTAGTAATACCAGTTAAAATAAATGGTTCCCTAAAATCAAATATCACTGACTCCATTCTATTTTTCTCAACTAACACATCGTTTTCTTGCGCGCTATTTTCAAATAATAATTTTTTTTCATCCTCAAATATTGGCGTTTCAAATCCTGCCTTATCCATTATATAAGCTGAATTATCTGTAAGTGTTTTATGTTTATGTACATAATACGAACAAGTTGTTCCTGTTACGTCGTTATCACTTAAACATCTTTTAATCATAATCACACCACTAATGGTAGTTCCACTTAATTCTGTTTTATCAACATTAATAACATACTTTTCAGATTCATAAACCTCGTCACCAATACTTTTAATTGAATGTGCTGTACCATTAATAACCACAAATTCTTTTTGTTCAATTCCGTGAGGAACTGGTGTTGTTAACTTATAATAACTTCCTTTATCGGTTACTCTTGCCGGTATTCCGTGTTTAGCTTTATTTCCACTTGGTGTTTTTACCCCGCCGGTTAATGTATACGCAATAGGGTATTCGGGGTCAGAACCATAAACATAACTAAGATATAAATTCCAGTTATGGTATGGTGCGTCCATAGTTGATATTGACGCATGGTTATTGTTTCCTGTAACGCTAACGCCATAACCACTATACGTGCCCATAGTTCCAGCATTTACATCTGGCTCTGTTATGACTTCACGCAATAAATCACGTCTTAAAAAAGCAAATTCATCATATGGTAAGTAACCTTCATTTTGTGCACCAGTTGCTCCGTCACCATTTAGATATAACGACTTTTGTAATTTTGCATATCCTGTTGTTCCAGAATATAGATTTCTAAAAATCATTTTTAATTTACCATATATTTTATACTTAGGACTTTCGTTTCTCTCCTCACCAAATAATTCTTGAACATCCAATAATATTGTTTTGTCACCTTCTCTTAACAATTCTTCAGATGTATTCAAACCAATTTTAGTCACCAAATCTTTTTCTGGCGCTTTAGCGTATTCCTTTTCTGGTAATATAATTTGTCTCTTTTCCATTATTCTGCTGATGGGAATGCTCCTTTCGGACCAAATCTTTCAATAAACTTATCCAAGCCGGTTTTGCCTGGTCTTAAACCGAAATAAAATAAAAATGGTGTTGATAAAATCTGTTTTGAACTACTATAATAATCTTGTGTTTTTCTAATTATAAAATCCATAGAAGCATCCCAAGTAACTTGATTCCAAGTTCCAGCGGTACCATATCTAGTGTATAGTGTTCCTGCTGTTGGTTCTATTTGAGTACCACTAGTATAATATAGATAAGTAAATCCTGGATACTCACCATCATATGATGCGTGACCATCAGATGACGATACCACATCAAATTCAACTGTTGTTGTTACATCAATACCACCAATAGTTAAACCAGAGAATGTATATGTCATTGGTAATAACAGATATTTGTCAGAAGAATCATCCGCCGCCGATGTTAAATTATAGCCATAAGTCATTCCTTGTAAAGGTTGTACTTGAACATTTCCATAATCCCATCGTTGATTATCTAACGTTGTTTCATTATGTGGTCCAAATCCGGTTCCGCCTTTTTCCCATAAATAAAATGGTACTGGTTGAGCCGATTCTGTCAATCTACCCTGCACAAGTGTTAAACCATCATTTGCAATATGTGTTGGTTCATTTAAACAAGCTCTTTGTCTTTCGCCATCTTCAGCAAATTCAAAAGTTACTGGTAATGGTCCATACACATTTGTTCCGTTTTTAAACACACTAGGGTATACATCTGGATCTAATACTTGATATGAATACCCAAGATATTTTGGGCTTTGTAAATCAAATGGTTCAATACCAACTTCATTATTAATGGATATTAATTGCATAATATCACCATCCAACACCTTATTAATACCGTTTACTTTAAATCCTTCATTATCAAAAAAATTATTAATATCATGTTCATTGTTACTAACATCCATTCTATAGTTAATTGCCAACCCTAACAGTTCACCAAAATTTTTATATGATGTTGGACCAATCTGTCTACTAACAGAACAGTTTGGGTCTAAATTTGGGTCAGTGCAAATTTCTTTAATGAATTCATCTCTAGGACCTAAATCAACAAATGTTGTTGGGCGATTAATTCTTTTTTTGGTAAAAAATAAACTAGCGCCTGCCCCCCAAGCACTTGTACTAGGATTATACGGGCATGATCTGTAATAAAATATATTTTGATCTGGCGCCCATTTTATAATATCTTTACAATAATCAGCATCTGTTGATGTTTTATTCTTAGCTTTAAATGCAAAGAAATATAACGAACCAGATAACCAGTTATCAACAAATGAATAATTTACGATACCACCACAAAAAAGTTTACCAACACGTTTTCTTCTTCGATATTCTCTCAGTATCTCCCAAACCCTTTTTGTTGATTGGGATCCAGGGACAATGGTGAAAACACCATTTTCAAATTCAGACATACCACTACGGGTAAATTTTTCATAGGAATCACCACCAAAAGATGTAACTAATGGAACACCTGAACTAGGATAAAAAATAATATCGTCTGTACCTGAAAGTGTTGAAGTATAAGCATCTGTTGTTGCACCATATCCGGTATTGGTAATGTTTGTTGCAACAACTGATGTTGTACCAGCATTATAACTTGCTGGTGATATTACACCCGATTGACTGTAATTAGTGTAACCGGTTGTTGGATAATACCAGCTAACAATACTTTCATCATATGGTGTATCATATAATTCACAACCAGATTCTAATTGAACTAATGTTGATGTGTCTGTACCTTCTTTTTCTGTTGCGCTTCTAATTGTTAATGTGTATGATATTGGTTCACCTAATGATGCTTCTATATCTTCAAATGTTATATTGCTATAACTAATAGTATTACCGCTAATATCTAAAACAGGTGTTCCCGAAAATTGATTGGTTAAATTTTGGTTTCCATAAGTCACACTAGATAATAGATAATTTGACTGATTATTTATAAAATAAAGAATACCTGTACCGCCAGAAATTAATGCGGCGCCTAAGGCATCTAAATCTTCGCCAGAACAATTACCTGTTGACGATGGTGCAAATGTTAATGATGTCACATTTAACGTTCTACTATTTTCTAAATAATCTCCAGTTATTGTTACACTACCAACTGAACAATAATCACTACTAGTTCCAGTACCGCTTACAACAGAGCCATAAGTGTCATCACCGTTACATTCCTCACATTCTGGATAGTTTATTAGATATAAACGTCTTTGACCATTTTCTTGTGCTCTAAATGCTGCCTTTTTAATACTTTTGGCTAATTGTCTAATAGGTCTAAAATCTGCACCATCCCCAATTGTAAATAATAAACGCACTAAAGAATTTGTAAACGTCAATGTTAATAGATTTATTAAATGTTCTAAAAATAATAGAACCTCAGCAATTAATAATGTGAAAGTTACATTTTTAGTACCAAAGTTAACTGGGAATGTATTTGCTGAACTTGTACAATCTTCTTCTTCACTTGGAACAATTTCTTTAATTGCTAAGAAATTATCAGTTGAGAATGGTACGTTTCTAAAATATGAACTTTGAAAAGATGAAACAGTATAAACTTTATTATATGAAAATCTATAGAAATAATCTTGTGGGTAATTAAACCCGTCGACATTGTTTAATATGTCGCCCATAGCAGATGCGGGGTAATCCGAATATTCGGTTGACCACGCATACGATTTCATTTGGTCGTTACTATACTCTTTAATGTTTGGTAAAAGATAACTTGCGGTTGTTCTAACCCTACCCAATGTTTCGTTCTTAACAGACATTCGCATTCTATAAATGGCTGACGTTGGAATACCTTTGTTTGGGTCATTTGTAAACTCGTTTTCACCAAATTCATTTGTATAGACATAGTCCATATTCATTTCAATTGGCATTACGAATGAACCACTTTCGTCAATATCTTCTTTTGTTTCAATAAGTTCTAATATTGGTCGATTACTTGAATCTCTCTGTGTTGTAAATCTAATTGATTCGATAGTGGAATTAACTGTTACCAAATCACACTTTCTACCCATTTGTCTTCTTGGTTGGCAATTCTTATTAATTGCATTACTATCCTTGTCAGTAAATAAACCACCAATAACAAATGCTTTTGGTTGTATTTTAACCCCTTGACTAGACAAATCAAAGTCGCTTCTAGTAATTCCTAAAGTGCATAGTTCGACATTTCCCCAGAAAGGGTGAACTTCAACGGTTCTATCAAAAGAAACGACTTGTGGTAGTGAATCTAAATCTACGCTTGGTTTAAACTGATATGTTGACTTAAATTGGTCAACCCCATAACCATTCCTTAAAAAATCATCTGGGCGTAATGAGAAGCAACCAATGTCAGATAAATCAACATCCACATGTATTGTTTGTTCACCTAGGGGTACCCCCCAAATCATAAAATCGCCTGAAGTATTTGTTTTAACAGTATATTTGTAATATTTCTCATATACCTCTAGAACTTCTTCTCTTGTTAAAATATCTGTCTGGTCTGGAAATGTTCCTGTTGGTTCATGACCGCCGTGTTGTTTTCTTGCTGGAAGTAGATTATAGCGATATCCGTTCTCATTTTTATCTTGTGCTGATTTAAATGGGTATAAAGCTGATACCACTGGGTCATCTTCGTCTTCTTGGGCTAATGGAACAAATATGGATACTCTAGCATTAGGAACACCAAATCCGTTGTTTACTGATATTCTACCACAAACAACGCCATAGTCGGCGCACAATGATGCGTAAGTGTCTTGTTGAGTAAATTTTAATGAAAGTATCTCTAATAAATCGAATTTCTGTTGTAATTCAACAGTAACCAATTTATCCTTCCCAACATTTGTTAAAATTCTATGTTTTTGAACCATACTAATATAAATAGAAACCTACTGATTTTCTAATGTAGAATATAAGTAAAAAAACTATTAGTATGTAGTGGAACCTAAGGTTTTAACTCTTATTTTAATATCTTTATTTGGAAATCTGATTTGAAATATCTGATTTGCTTTCATATATATGGTTGAATCAGATTGTACAATTTCTTTTGTTATAGGATTTGACTCTTGAGCAACCTGTGCTGTTGAATATTCTCCACCAATTTTATTAAAAACTCTAATACTGACCACGTTGACAATACCAGAAATATCATTGATTTCTTTTTGCAAATCACCCACAAATAATGGGTCTCCCATCTTACGTTTGTCGATTGAGAAATAAGCTGTTATTTTAGTAATCGCTTCTCTTAATAAATCTGCTTGGTTTTGGTTTTTATCAACCACCAAATCGATTTCTAAACCCATATCAATAACCTCACCACTAACAATATCCAAATAGTCGTTAATCATTCTATATTCCGACAAGTAATTTAAAATATTGTTTTTTAGGGTGTTAGAAACTGTATCACTTAAGTTACCATTCTCATCATATGATAATAACTTAATTCTCACTCTGTTGTTTTCTTCCATTACATTAACTTTGGCCGGAGCCCCGAATGTTGATGGCATATTTTCAATCAATGATTTATAGTCATTAAGCGTAACTGCTCTGTTTTGTGCTGCGAAATTATATGCAACCATATTTCTTAATTCCTCAACAGTTGGTTGATCCGCCCCACCCACAGCCGGTGTTACGTTTGTAACTTGTAATGATTGAGATACTTGGTTATTTATAGAACTTAAAGGACCCGTCATCACAAAATCAACATTTTCTACCGTTGTTAAAACACCAACCCCTAGATTACTTTCCTTACCACCACCAATCCTATATTTTACAAATAAGGTTGTGTTTGCTTTAGGAATTGTACCCATTGACATATTATTTAGATATGTTCCTAGGTTAACCTTTAAATTACTTGTAATATAGTTGTCCAAATTATCTAATGGATCAACATTACCTGAACCAAATGTTAATGAGAAATAACCTTCTGGTGTATATTCTGTAATAAATTTATTTGAAACCTTAACATTTGTACCTGCAACAAAATTCTTTTTGTCAGAAGTGCTTGTAGGGTCTTTAATGAATACTTTATCTTGTATTAGTGTTTTAACCTCATACCATTTATTTGTTGAACTAATAAATTCAGAAGCATTTGGATTAGCACCGAAAGACGTTCCTTCTTTATGTATAATTGAAGTAACTCCTAGAACATTTTTTTCAGGTAAATAGAGTTTTAAGAATGGTTTTTGGTCTCTTTGCGTGATTGCTCTTCTAAAAATTTTAGTAACACCATTAACAACAGCTTCTCTTTTTGTAATCGTATATGAAATCAATTTATTATTGGCATCAGAATTTGGTATTTTTAATCTGTTTGGTTCTCCTCTGTCATTAAATGGGTTAGAAAAATCAATATCAGAAATTGTTTCAAATATTTGACCACCCCCAGACACTTGAGCGCCAGCTCTTAAGATACCTTCGTATCTTTCATCATCCTTATCACCTCTAACTGGTACATTAATACTAAAATCACATAATGAAACGGCCGGTCTTTGACCTGGAACCCTAATTCCGTATGTTTTTGCTATATGAAATAATGATTGTTTTTGTTGAGCAAAGTCCAGCATAGTTTCTTGCCAAACCCTATCTATATGGTAATGTAAGTTATCCGCAACAGCGGCATTTAAATCCAATGACACCGAAAATATTGATGCGTCATTTGTATTTTTAATTAATTCGGGATAGTAATCTTTTGTTAAATTAACTAACTCTTCTCTAATTCCCGCGAAATCTCTATTCGTGTACGATATTTTTTTACTCATCTTATATGTTAATAATTATAAAATCACTTGAACCAAATGCCCCATTATTTACTGTATAATCAATTCTTACTTTTGCTGTATAAGGTTTGTTTGATGAATCAGATGTTCTAAATAATCGACTATCTTCATCTTCACTAACACTAACCTGTTCATCTGGATCATTTTCAGCGTTAACAACCTTTATTGAATTTATATCTAAATTTGGAATGTATTTTTTTACCGATTCTCTTATTTCGTCTTCAATATGGTTAAAGGTGATAACATCATTTTGGTCAAAAATATATTCATAAATTCTAGTACCAAAATCAGGTAAAAAATATCTAGTACCCCTCTTTGTTAATATAAGGTGTATTAGATTCGCTCTAATCTCTTGCTCGGGGGTTTTTGTCATTCTAACAAAGTCACCGACCATACTATCCCTAAATGGGAAATCTATACCATAGGATGTTGCCATACCAATAAATATAAAGAATACCGAAATGGTAATAAATAAAAAATCGCGACACTTTATTAAAAAATGTCGCGATAATTGTGACTTTTTAGGTGCCACCCATTATATTATGAACCACAACCAACACATTCAAATGGTGAATCGTCTGGTTTTGCTGTCAAGGTTGCATCGTTTTGTTCAAAATGTATTGAATTCGTCGTTTGTGCTTGCACTGGTTCTGGTTTTGGTGTTGTGGCTGAAATATCCACCCCTAAACTTTTTATAGCATCTACCGCTGAACGAGTTCTTAAATAATACATTCCGGTTTTTAAACCCATTTTCCAACCATAAATGTGTGCCGCCAATAATTTTGGTTTTGTCACATTGTCCATAAATAAATTCATAGATTGTGATTGGTCAATATAAACAGCGCGATTTGCAGCCATTTGGATAATTCTTTTTTGTGACATTTCCCAAACGGTTTTATATATCTCTTTTAATTCTGTAGGAATTTCTGGGATATTTTGAACAGAACCATTTTCCATAATTAATTTATTTTTGATGGTATCGTTCCACATACCAATCTTTAATAAATCTTTTACTAAATGTTTGTTAATTACAACAAATTCTCCACTTAAAGTTCTTCTCAAGTAAAGATTTGTTGTGAATGGTTCAAACGCTTCATTGTTACCCAAAATTTGTGCTGTAGATGCCGTTGGCATAGGTGCAACTAATAACGAGTTTCTAACACCAAATTTGATGATTTCTTTTCTTAGTGATTTCCAGTCCCATCTACCTGAAGTGTCCTTATCAGTTTTACCCCACATTTGATATTGTAAAATACCTTGAGATAAAGGTGATCCTTCAAATGTTTCATAAGCACCTTCTTTTTGTGCTATCTCCATTGAAGATGTTAGTGCAGCAAAATAAATTGTTTCAAAAATTTCCACTTGGATTTTATCCGCCAATTCACTTTCAAATGCAATACCTAACAAACAGAAAATATCTGCTAAACCTTGAATACCTAAACCTACTGGTCTGTGTCTAAAGTTAGAACGTTTAGTTTCTTCTGTCGGGTAATAATTTAAATCAATCACATTGTTTAAGTTCCTAACAATTTGCTTAGTAGTTTCATATAATAATTCATGATTGAACTCACCATTAATAATATATTTTGGTAAAGCGATTGACGCTAAATTACAAACCGCTTGTTCATCGGCAGATGAATATTCGATAATTTCAGTACATAAGTTAGATGACTTGATTGTACCTAAATTCTTTTGGTTTGATTTATAATTTGCAGGGTCTTTGTACAACATGTAAGGTGTACCTGTTTCCATTTGCGCTTCTAAAATCTTATCCATCAATTTTCTTGCCTTTACAACTTTACGCGCTCTACCTTCTTGTTCGTATTGTTCATATAATTTTGTAAAGTTCTTTTCTTCTGGTGTATCATATGTATCAGATAAACCTGGAGCTTCGTCTGGTGTGAATAGTGACCAATCACCATCTTCCTCAACTCGCTTCATGAATAAATCTGGAGTCCACATTGCTAAAAATAAATCTCTAGCACGCATCTCTTCTTTACCAGTATTTTTTCTTAATTCAATAAATTCAAAAACGTCTGAATGCCAAGGTTCTAAATAAATTGCAAATGAACCTTTACGTTTACCACCTTGATTAATCCAACGAGCAATTTCATTGTATGTCTTCATCATAGGGATTAAGCCATCAGATTCACCGCCTGTACCCTTTATATACGCACCCTTTGCTCTAACATTGTGAACGTGTAATCCAATACCACCGGCCCATTTAGATATGTGTGCAACGTCTTTAATTGTTGAAAACAACCCCTCGATACTGTCATCTTTATTCGCTAATAAGAAACATGATGACATTTGTGCCTTTGGTGTTCCGGCATTAAACAATGTTGGTGTTGCGTGTGTATATAAATGAGTAGACAAATCATCATAGATCCTTAAGCCCATTTCTAAATCACCATTACAAATACCCATAGCAACTCGCATATAAAGATACTGTGGTCTTTCAACTATTTTTTCGCCAATCTTTAATAGGTATGATCTTTCTAAAGTTTTAATCCCAAAAAAATCAAAATCTAAATCCCTTTCGATATCAATCGCTGAGTCAATTACTTCTTTGTTTTCCAAAACAAAATCATATAGATTTTTTGAAATCAATGATGATTCTTTTCCAGTTTTAGGTTCATTGAAAGAATATAATTGTTTAATACATTGTGAAAATTTATTTGGTGTTGATTTATGTAAATTTGAAACAGCAATTCTACCAGCT